TACGTGCACCGCTGCATCACCGGCAGATCGTATGAGTTAAGACTGTCGTCATCGTCAAAGACAACACGACACGTACAGGCCACAGGGTCGATCGATACGACTTCGCCGATTCTGATGCTGTCCGATTCCATGGTTAACCTCAGTATTTGTTGTTCACGCGACGGACGTTGATCGACGTCGTGTAGCCGGAGCCCGATACGCTATGCGTTGCGGACTCGACGAAGAACCGCCCGTCAAAACTTCCGAAGCCCTTGACCTCTACGACAACACCCGCGACGAGACGCGTATCGCCGACCAGCGTCATCGAGCCGGTAAGCTTTCGCAAGTTCAACTTTCGAAGCGTCGCCTTGGCAAGCCTCTCAGCTTCCGCCCTCGAGGTCACGCGCTTCTTCAGCTTGTACTCCTGCCCGTTGTCGTCGGCATCCGGATCAATGTAGACGTACGTGTTGACAGCAGGATTCTTCCTCGCGTTTGAGCTGTCGATCTTCTCCAGATCGATGTTGTACTTGGCCGGCGGATTGGTGCTCGGCTTTTCGAGATCGATGTTGTAGCCGCCGGCTGACTTGCGAATCTTCTTCTTGATGTCGCGCCACGACACAACGCAGCTCTTGTATGTCTCCGACTGCTCATTCTGAAAGTCCCATGAAAGTATGTCGGCCTTCCCGAGCTCGAGCGTGCAAATCGGATCCATCTTCTCGAATCGCGTCTGGTCGAAGATCACGATCGTGTCGTCCGTCACCTTGAGCGAGAAGCCCGCATCTCGGCACAAACGCGTCAAAAAAGCCAGATCGCTTTCGTCCTTTTGGTCGAGTCGATCGTACTCTGGATCCTCCTCTGTTTCGAAGATCAGTGAGATCTCGGCCTTTTTCGCGATCTCGGAAGCAATACGCTTGAGCGTGTACTTCTCCCAAGCCTTACTCACCAGCCTGCGACGAATTGGCGCTTTGAGCGGCACAGACACGGCGAGAATCTCACAGATCCGTGGCGAACCGCTCGCGCGCATGGAGTCGACGTAGAACTTTCCGCAGAAAAGCTTTTGCTTAGATACGCCAATGCTCTGGATGTAGGCTCTGATCGTCTCACCTGCATCCGGTCGCCATGACCCCGCCCATTTGCCCGTCTCGTCCTTAAGCGTCAGCGAGATTTCATCCGCCTGGTCGGCCTCCTTGTCGCTGTACGTAAACGAGAGAAGATCGGGCACAACCTCCTCAGTCGCGTTGGTCTTCTCATCCGTAAAGAGAAGCGTCAGCTTTGTGATTCGCGGGTCAGTCATTGCCTCTCCCTCTCTTCCACGACGGCAGATTAGGCTCTGCCAACTTCGAATCTTCGACAACAGGAACATTTAGTTCAACGCCTGCAGAGAAGAACACAACCTTGCGGTGCTCGAGGTTGTCCGCGATCAGCGCATCGATGAAGTGCTCATCGCCGTAGACCTTCTTTGAGATGATGTCCCACGTGTCCATGGACGTCGTTACGTACGTAGTCATTTATGCTCTCCTCATGCAAGGGCAAGCCGACGACGATCGGCCTCCATGCGCTCGAACTTTCGCTCAAACTCGCGCATGCTTTCATCTGTAGCCTTCTTGACGGCATCGTAGGCATCTGCGCCTCCGGTGACGTTGATAACAGGCGAGTAGTTAAAGACCGACGGCTGATTGTTGGCCGCGCCACCGATCGCCGGCAGTGTCGAAAGCGGCATTACGGCTTCAGGCTCACTGCCTTCTCCGATCATGGCAAGCGTCGGAGAACTGACCACGCCGCCTTCTGCCAGCCTCGGAATCTCAGGAATGTTGAATCCGATGGTGCCGCCGCCGAGCATTGCCGGCAACTCGATGTTGAGAGCGTTCAGCTTCGACAGAGCGCCGTTCACCATGCCGATGACGCCGTTGATCGGTGCCTTGATCAGCCCGCCAAGGCCGTCGAAGATCTCGCCAAACTTAGCGCTAACCTTTGACCAAGCCTCGCCCCAAGTTCCGAAGAACGTGCTACCAATCCAGCTTGTCAGATTCGAGAAGTAGCTCTTTACCGCCTCGACCTTCGACTGAACGTAATCAATCGATGTGGTCACGAAGCCTGCAATGCCGGGGAACTTCGTTGAGAACGCCGCCCACAACTCGTTAACCTTCAGCTTGACTTCGTCAAAATTCTTGTAGAGCGCAATGCCGCCTGCAACAAGCCCGGCTAGAGCCATCACGGCTAGACCGACAGGACTGGTGAATGCGGCCTGGATCGCAAAACCCAAACCCTTCACCAGCACAGCCGTTGCCTCGGCCGCAACGCCCGCAGAAACGCAAGCGATCTTCCACGCGATCATGGCTGCACGGCTTGCACCCCAAGCAATGCCCGTAAGCGCTTTCCCGGCAAAAGAAAAGGCACCTCCTAAGAGACGCCCCGTCACCGCAAGCCCGCGGCCTACCGCCGTTGTCAGCTTCATCGCTGTTGTGCTGAACGCGCATATTCCGCGCCATGCGCTCATGGCCGCCGTGGCTGCCCCGAGAACGCCGCCTACCACCCCGACGGTTGCCGAAAGTGCGCCGTAAACCACAACAGCTTTAAGCCCGGCTTTTATGAGGCCTGAATGCTCTTTAACAGCTGAAGCGACCTCCTCCGCAAACGACCCCAACTCTAGCGCGCCCTCACGGATCGGTCCCAAGAACTGATCGCCAAAAGAGCGTGCCACAAAGTCTGCTGAGTTTTTCAACAATTGCAGCGAGTTTGAGGTCGTAGCCGCTCTTGCCGCAAACTCCTTATCCATTGAGCCTGCAGTTTTTGTCGCATCTCCAACAAGATCAAAATTTCCTCTCAGCGCTTCAATGTTCTGGAGAAGCGGGCCAATGGCCTCGCTACCCGTTTCACCGAATAGCACATTGAGATACATCGTGCGCTTGTCTTCTGGGATGTTTTTCTTGAGCCCATCAAGAACGCGTAGGATTGCCCCAGGAGCATCTTTCTGCAGATCCTTTTGAAGCTGTTTAACATCGCCAATTCCGATATTCGCAAACGCCGCCTGTTGCTTGTCAGACAACTGTGCACCCTTTGCCAAAGTGCCCATGAATGCCTTCATGCCGGTAGCCGCGGTTTCGCTAGACGCTCCGGAGGCGATCAACGAAGTCGCCAACGCCGCCGTTTGCTTTTCAGACAAGCCCGCGACTTTGCCCAAAGCACCATAACGCTGAATAGCATCACCGATCTGACTTGCCAGAGCGGCATTGTTATTACTCAACCCGTTCACCGCATCAGCGAGAGCGTACGTCTCCTGGACGCTCAGCTTCATACCGCTTTGCCACTTCGACATCATCGTGCCTGCCTGCTCTGCGGTCATGTCGAACGCAACAGCCATCTTTGCGGCCTGCTCCGTGAAGCCGAGCAAATCCTTCTGCGCAACGCCGGCACCGGCCGCAGCAGCCGCAATCTGCGCAAGGCCGTCGGCGCTCATCGGGATCTTCAAGCTCATTCGCTCAAGATCACGCTTCATCCGCTCAAGTCCTTCAGGCGTGAAATCGGACACTTTGGCCAAGTCGGCCATCGCATCTTCCGTCTTCATGGATGCCTGCACTGGACCTTCCATTACAGATCTAATCGTGTTTGCGGTATTCGAAACAGCAGACGCCGCACGTCCGAAGCCTACCTTCGCCGCCATCACGCCAGCACCTGCTTTGGCAAAGTGCTCTAGCCCCTTAGCGTTTGCGTCGATCTTACGCTTCGTCACGTCTATCTGGTCGCCAAGTTCTTTTTGTCGCTTCTTCAGCGTGACGATGCTCGACTCTGCAGATGCAGCCGCACCGGGAATGCGATCAAGTTTTCGCTTCTCCGCCTCAAGCTTTACCGAGCAGCGCTCAACTGCATCCTTCGCCTTCTGGTGGGCGACCGTCATCTTCTTAGTCGGCACGCCAACACGAGACATCTCAGACTCGAGATCGTCCAACTTCGCCTTCGCCTGTCGATACGCCGCGGACGCCTTCAACACCGCCTTGCGGTGATTGACCAACGCGCCCACCTGAGACGCCTCGGCCTCGAGCTCGGACAGCTTCGACGAAAGCCCCCCGACTAGTCCACCGGCAGAGCTGAAGGCCTGTGGCAAGCTTGAGGCCAATTTACCGGCGATCTGAAAAGTTAAGCTATGCTCAACACCAGCCATTTTTCACCTCCACCAAAAAAATAAGCCCGCCGATAAAACGACGGGCATCCTGCAACGGCTCCGTTGCTTGCGGGATCACCAAGTCAATCCAAACATCCAGCCAACGAGCAAAAAAAGCGGAATGATGACCAACGCCAACTTCATCGTCAGCAGAGTAAGTTTGACGTATTGGACTACGTACGAAACCGCGCAGACCAAAAAAAATCGAGGCGCGAAATCAATAGCAGTCTGAATTTTTTCTTCGGTGCTGAACTCAACACTTTGCACTTTATCCAGGTTCGTGTCTTTATTCTTCATAACGCTATTAAGAATAGGGAGTATCGCCTTTTTCATTCTATCGCCATTTACCGCTTTCGCCTATCCTGCTCTTCCTGATCTTTCTGGACAGCGCGGTTCCACGCCCCCAGCTCAACCAAAGGCAGCGCCATCCAATCGAGCACCGATCCGCCCGTATACGACCGCATGCGCAAGCAGACCTGCATCAGCCGCTCCTCAGGGTCAAAGTTTCCCCTGAGGCCTATACGAGCAAAAAACCTGCGGCCAGTGTAGAAACCGTTAGGTAGTCCTTGGCGGGCAGGCCTTCCATAAACTCAATCGGCTGATCAATGGCCTTGGCCGCCAGATAGACGCAGAAGTCCATGTCGGCCTGCATGATGTTGCCGCCTGCAAAATTGCCGGAGCGAATAAATTCCCGCTTCGCCTGGGACACCTGGCGACCCGTCAGGCTTTCGAAATCAATCTCGAGCTCGGTGTACTCCTTGCCCTCGAAGTTGTACGGCTTAGTCAAAGCGATCTTCATATCAAACCCTTAAAGAAAAAAGCCGGAAGAGCGAACCCTCCCGGCAGTGCTTAATTACGCGAGGCCAAGATCCTTGCGGACAGTTTCGAGCATGTCCTCGTCGCCGATCTTGCAGACATAGTTGAACTTGTCGATCTCCATAACGCTCTTCCCGTCAAGGTAGAGATTGAGATAGGAGACCTCAAGTTCTGTTTCGCTGTCGGTCGTCGAGCCCGTCTCAAAGGAGCCGAGGTTGATCGACTTCGGCAGAGCCTTGAGCGCAAGTCGAGCAGGCACGGTCTTGTACTTGCCGCTCGCAGCTTCGTAGACCTGCTGCGAACCGCGGATGTCAAGCGTATGAGACTTGAACGCCGCAAGCTTCACAGCATTCGGCTCAATCGTTCGCCACTGAAGGGATACCGTCATAGAGCCGAAATGCCCCATGATCGGCGTATCGATCTCGCCGGCAATACCTGCGCCGCTAACCGTATCAGTCATCGGTTCAACGTTCGGCAGCGTCACGGTAGCAGTCCCGAGGCAGTCGTTTCCTTCGCTGTACACGCGGAAGGCGACGAGGCGCTCAGGCACATTATTCGTTCCAGCCATATTTCACCTCATTAGTTGTAAAGCGTGGTCAGGTTGTTCACGTCGTACTCGAGCACGAAGTCAATTTCACGTGCCGGAGACGGCGGCGTCACATAGACGTGGAAGCAGAACTTCCCGTCCATCATGCTCGTAACCGGGTTCTCTGACTCGAGGAACTCGACTCGACCACCGAGGATGTACTGACGCGCGGCTAGGCCGTTGAGCCAGACATTCGCGGACAGGATGACCGTGTCGATCAGTCGACGGTTGGCAGGTGCATCAAGCTTCTGCCAGAACGTCTGCGTCAGCGTATTGCCAATCCAGTTGAACATTCGACGGATGCAGATGAAGGAGTCCTTCACGTCCGTCGTCGCCGGATAGGCCGCGGTTCGGTTGCCCCAACACTTCCAACCGCCCATGAAGTTGAGAGCGGTCACAACACCCTGACCGTTCAGGTATTCGCCGTTGTCCGGACCGAGCCAAACTTCCGTGCTGTCTTCGAGAACAGCCGCGGTCATCTTGAAGCCCTTGTTGGACGGAGAAACATACGGCGTATCGTCGTTTTCAGCGTCAACCTTTGCGAGAAGCGCCATGAGCTGAGAGCTCATGTTGTAGACCGTGCCATCAAGAGAGACCATGGGCCAACAAGCGACCTGCATGCGATCGGTGATGTTGTTGTCGGTCTTCCACTTCGCAACATCCGTGTAAGCCTTAACCTTGTCGGTCGGAATGTCGATCAGACAGATGGCACGGAAGTAGTCGTTGATGCTCGTTGCCTTGGCGGCCATCACGGCTGCCACCTCGGGCTTGCTGGAGAACCCCGGCGCAACAATCGTGCCCGGCACAATGCCAAAGCGCGGGAAGCACTCGTCGACAAGCTCGAGGCCGCTCTTGTTGCCGGAGACGTCAACACCGCCGACAATCGCGTCTTCTTTAACGGCGGTAGGATCAAGCTTCTGCGCGGCGAAGGTAAGAGCCTCTCCGGTCGTGCACTTGAAGGTGCCGCCAGGCTCGGTAAGAGAAGCTACGACAAGGTTGCCGTCGCCGTCGAAAGACAAGACATAGTCCGTATCCTTGACGTAAGCAGAAGCGCTCGACGGAGTAATCGTCACAGAGTCGGGGAGAATGCCCGCTTCAGTGACCACAGCCTGCCCGGTCTTAGCGTCAAGCGTAACGGTCTGCGTCGTAGCTGCGGTCTTATGCGTCTTCGGATCGAGCACATTCACAAGAATGATCGGCGAGACGGCAAAAAGCGCAAACTGCGACTTGATCGCTTCGCAGAGCGTGAAAGCGTGCTTCTTGACGCCCCCCTGCTCAGCCGGCGGAACATAACCGAGTGCGGCCACAGCTTCGTCGTAGGAATACGCCAGAACCGGCTTATTCACGCAGGTCGGATCCGTCATGTTGACAGGAGCCGTGCCAAAAACGATCGGGATGGCCGCGGACACCTCGACCGGAGGAAGCACCGTAGTCGGCACTTCAGAAACGATAACACCATGCTTATAGGCCATCGTCAGATCTCCTTCAAAATTTGCTTGGAAAGTGTATTCATCAGGTCACCCTGCTTCTGAACGCGTTGACGCGCAGCGGCCAACTCGCCCAGACAAACAAAAAGCCCGCACAGCGACGGGCTCTTATCTCTGAGTTCCTGAATATGCGGCGGATAGCCTCCGCGAAAAACCGTGTATCGCTTCAGCACACCACCGGGCAGGTCTGGACCGACGTAAATCATCGGGATCTGCACCTTCGTTTTTCTAGCCATCAATAGCCCTCCACGCCGCTTACCTGTACGGGCGAGCGGAACGTCCAATGAGTCTCCATGTCCAACTGGTAGTAAGGGAAAGGCTGCTCGGCAGGAAGCGACCAAGTCACATCGCCTCTAAGCTGATAGCGCTCGTCGAGAATCAGACCGGGAAGGCTCATCAGCTTCAGACGGATGCGCTCCATCACGTTGAGGCAGTGCTCATGACCTTCACGCGCCGAATCGACGCCGTTAGGGCAGTACGCGCCGACAACAACGACAACCGTCACGGACGTGATGTCCTGATTGCTGGAGCCGTTCTCGGCACGGACCAACACGAACGGAAAGTCATCTGACTTGCCTGCGCGCTTCGGCGGCAGGTAGTTGTTGACTACCTTCGGCTCTCTCAGCTCCTTCGACTCGGTCGGCAAAAGCAGATCTTTTACCGCCTCACCGATCAAACCTCGAAGAGCTCTGCAAAGCTCGTTTTCGACCATTCAGGCCTCCTATTTTTTGAGCAGAAACTCAGTCTCGTGAGTCAAACGCTTCTCGAAAATCTCCTGAACGCGCTTCTGAACGCTTTCGCTGACGCCCTCGTTTCCGCCCATCTGGGGGACCGACGGACCAGAAACCTTCTGGACCTTTTCGACCTTGTACTTCTTGCCCGCATGACGCCCCTTTGACGCGTGGATCTTCTCGCCTGTTCGCATGTAGATCGCATGCTTCCCGGTGCCCCATCCACCATCCCAGGCAAAACCAGTCTTGAAAGCGCCACCACGACCTTTGTAGATCGCAACACGAATCTTCTTCCGATCGGCACCTGTCGTGCTCTTTCCTTCCGGATCGTGCGCAAAATGCCGAGCGGACAGAGGTTTACCCTTCGCGTTGACGCTACCTTCAAGGCGGCTCATTGAGGCACGGGTTACGCTGATTGCGTCGCTGAGGGCTTCGCGATTGGCCGTGTAGGTCTTGCGAATGCCTTTCGTCAACGCAGTCTTTCCTGAAGTCAAAGACCGATTGATCGAGCGCATTACCGCCTTCTCCAATCCACCCTCGACGTTTCGAAGCAAAACCTTCGCGTCATTCAGCGCTGTGCCGCTGCTGCCGTCCAAAGAAATCAAGACGCTCATTGGCTCACCTTCTGACAAAGCATCACAAGTACGCCGTCTTCATCAGAAACAGACCGAACGTAATACTCGTGGCCGTCAATGACGATCAGCTCGTCTTCGACAGGAGCAGGGTCCATGTCTTCAGTTCGTACATACACCTTCAGCCTGTTGACGAATACGCCGATTCGGTAGCCGTCGTCATCCTGCGTCTGAATCACATCAAGCAAGGCGACAATGCGACGACCTTGTATCTCGTGCCACTCCGCGAAGATGCGCGGATCAAGAAACGTCTTTGAGACGTCTGCCTTGAACTGCTTCTTGTAGTCAATCGCCATCGGACACCTCCGGCATGTCGGCGAAGGCCGCATCAATGCCGGAGCGCTTGGGCTTCCTTGTGGTAGCAGCCTTCTTCTGCTTGACCGACGGCGGAGTTGGCTTAGTCGTTTCGACAACACCGCAGGCGCGGGCAAGGCCAGCACCAACAAGTGCATCGGCCATCGCATCGTCTGCGTCAACGATCTCGCCGGTGGCGTATCGCGTGCGCTCGTACAAAACGCTCTGAAGAATTTCGATTTGCATCTTTCCCTCCAAGAGGGAGATGGCGAACCACCTCCCTCACCGTTTATTAGGACAGGCAGTCGACCAGGTGGAAGCCGTTGACCTGCTGAATGACCGGCAGGGGACGGGACTTGATCTGAACGATGCGACCGCTCGGATTGGCACGCTGAACCCAAGAATCGGGAACGCGAGCGCCTTCATAGAACTTCACGTCGTCATCACCGGCAAGGGCCACGACACCGTAAGCGAGCATCGTCTTCGTGTCGGGAGAGGCGAGCAAGCAGGCGGTTTCGGGGACCATCGGAACTTCCTTGCCTTCGTCGTTGATGTACCACTCGTCGTAGGCGTAGATGTCGATGCCGACTTCGTTCAGGTAGCCCATGTACGTCACACCGCTCGGGAGTTCCTGCGGCTTGATGAAGCCGAGGTCGACGCGGCGGTTGTCAAGGCACTTGGCCTCGATGAACTTCTTCATGAGAAGGTCATAGACCTTGGAGCCAAGGATCATGTCACGCGGAGCAAAGCCGCCGTTCTTGACCATGGCTCGCTTGATAGCACGAATGTCGGCGAGGATGTCGGCGGCAGTAACGTCCGTAGCAGACCACTTCTTCGTGAGCGTCGTCTTCGGCTTTTCGTTTTCGCCAAGGCCGCCCCAGAAATTGATAACTTCATCGTAGCCGGTGCCCTTGACCGTGACCTTGCCGCTGAAAAGGGCTTCAGCGCACATGGCTTCTTCACGACGAGTGATGATGTCATCAAGATCGGAAAGATCGCGACCGAGAATTTCGGCTGCACGTTCTTCGGGCGTCTTGCCAGCGTAGACCGTTTCGCCCGGGAGACGCTTGAGCATGTCTTCGGCGGTCGTCACACGCATCGGAGAGAGTTCCGGTGCTTCGAAGCTGTTCGTGGAGTAGCCTTCACGTTCAAGGACCACGCCGCCGACCTTCGGATTGACGAAGGGAGCGATCTTGCGACCACCCTTGCCGACGATATCGAAGTCGATCTTCTGGGTGTTGAACGTCGGACGATAGCCGAAGTAGCGATCACGAAGCCACGTGTTGTTCGTCTTCTTGCCGGCTTCGACCATGGCCATCATGGTACGGGTAGTGAACATATCCATTTGTGTTTCTCCTTAGATGGACGGCTTGAAGAAAATGCCGACCTTGCGAGCGGACGCCTTGAAGTCGGCGACAGCAGCGGCGTTTTCCGTCTTGAAGCTGAGTGCGTTTTCGTTGAACTCACCCGTGAGATAGACGGCGGCCTCGACTGCCGCATCCGTCGTATCGACGTCTTCCGCGAGCACTGCATAGACCTCGGAAACCGTGGTCTTGCCGGCGTTAACCGTGCAGAGCGTACCCGTCGCATCGAGAAGGGCACCACGCTTAAGAGCGCCCTGCGAAGCCTTCACCGTCATCGCATCGGCGACTACCGGCATCATCTGAGACGCGGCAAAAAGGTTGTCAGCCGTCGTCGTGTACTTTTCCTGTGCGAGCATAAAATCTCTCCTTACTTCTTTTCGAAACCGCGAGCACCGGCGGCGATGATTCGATCAAGCGCCTCCTGATTGACTTCGCCTGGAAGATCAATGCCGTGAACATTGCCTTCAACTGCGGCAATGCCTTCAAGGCACTTGGAGTCTTCCACCATGCCCTCGCCTGCACGCTTGTTGCTTGCCTTTTCGGCCTTGACAATGGCAACGGCAAGTTCTGCGCCGGTCATCGTCTTTTCGCCGTACTTGGCTTCGGCAACCAGCTGTTCGTAACCGGGAAGGGCACAATCTTCGATGTCCTTCATGCGGTCACGCTCAGCCTTTGCGCCTTCAGTACGAGCCTCATTGCGGATAGCCTCGACGAGGTCGGGATAGTCCGCCTTCAAAGAATCAAGATCCATACGGACCTCCTTCTGAACTGCGGACGCCTTATGCTCCGCTTTGATAAAAGCCTTCGGCATGCCGACGAAGTACTTCGCCTCAGCCTTCAGGCCGTTCAAGTTGACAAAGCCGTCGGCGGCAGAGTTTTGAACCGTTGCCGTATCGTCGACCTCATCAGCCAGGCCAAACTCAACAGCTTCTTCAGCCGTGAAGTAAGTCGTGGCATTAACTTTTTCCTTGATCTCGTCAGCCGTGCGGCCCGTCTTCTCGACATAGATGCTGATGAGGTTTTCCTCCAGCTTCTCGATGTCGTCGGCGGCCTTTCGCATATCGTCCGTAGTGCCGACAGCGACCGAACTGACCTTGTGGATCATCATCATCGAGCCGCGAGGCATGATCACCTTTGCACCCGGCACACTCGTGATGATCGTGGCCGCACTCATCGCGGCCCCATCGACGCGGAAGGTGATCTCACCCTTATGCCCCTTCAAGAGCGAGTAGATGGACAGGCCCGTGTAGACAGCACCACCGAAGGAGTTGATCGAGATTTCCAACTTCGCATCAGTCGGGATGCTGCGAAAATCCTTCAAAAACTCGTCTTCGTTAAAGCCCTTGTCCCACGGATCGTCCTTCGACCCGCCTACGTAGCCGAAGAGGTCGAGCCTTGCGTTTTCCTCGCCCTCCTTGGCTTTTACGTTCCAAAATCGGTTCATTCTTTTTCCTCCTTCTCCTCGATCGTCCCGCCTGACGTGCTCAAGCCCGCTGCTTTCAGCAGCGCTTCTTCTCGCGTTCGCGTTCTGACGATGGACTCCATGCGCATACCCGTCATCTCAGCGGCTTCACGACTGATCGTGCTGAAGCCGTTCTTCACGCGGACAACTGCGGCATTCGCTTCCTTAAGCGGATCGAGCTGGCCCTGAGCGTCGCCGTGCCACTCAGCACCACTCCACGCGGCACGAACTGCAGGATCAGAGAAGAAGCCAGGAGCCTTGATGCGACCCTTGGCGACGGCCTCTGCCAGCCACTCTTCGTAGACAGGCTGACAGAAGGAAGACACAAGCCAGTCGCGGCGCATGCGGAACATCTTCCAAGCCTCGAGCAAAGCGGCGCGACTTGCGCTGTAGCTCGAAGTGAAGTGCTTGAGCAAAAGTTCGTACGGGATCTCGAGTGCCGCGCCAATGTGGCGGCAAACTGCCTGCACGTAACCGTCAAAAGCGACGGACGGACGCTTCGGGTCCGCGATCTCAACCTTCTCGCCTTCTGCCAACTGGACGATTGCGCCATTCCCAAGCTCGTAAGCCTGAGGGTCAGGATCAACCCTCTGCATAGCAGGAAGGCCGCCACCACCGAAAGGCTCATCCTCTGACGGATTCGGCGTCGTCACGAAAACCGTGAACATGCCGCTGACCACGGCGGCCATCAGCTCGGCATCGCTGTAGCGCTTCAACTGCTTCAGCTCTTCGATGACCGGTGCAAGAATCGGAACGCCTCGACGCTGTGCCGGTCGCTCTACATCAGTCATCACGTGAAGCACATTGCGTCGTCCGGTGCGCTCACCAAAAATCGGCACTCGCGTCCACTTGACCCTAGCGGCTTCAAGCGCTCTAGGAATCGCCCGAGGGTGCTTGTTCGCCACATAGACCGCCACGGCATCGCCGTACTTGCCAACCTCAACGCCTCCAAGTACGTTTTTGCCGACCAGGCTTTCACTGAGCGGATTGCAAACTCGGTCTGCTTCAATAATCCCGACGCGCATGTCGTAGATCGAGCCTGCGCGGCGAATCATGGGCATCACAACGAAGCAATCGCCGCTCATGAGCGTCGAGAGAACGACAAGCGACTGAAGCTGGTAGAAGTTCTGGCGACGTTCCGCGTCACACGCTACCGACTCAGCCCACAAGCGCCACTCGCGCTCGGTGTTGGCTTCCCACTCTCGAGCCTCTTCATCAGAAAGTCCGAGGAAGTGCGCATCAACCTGCGCATTCAGGCTCAAGCCGGAACCAACGACGTTCGTTCGGATCGTCTTCAAAGCCCCGGTTGCAATCGGAGCCGTCATGAAGAGCATGCGCGAGCGTTCTCGCAGAGTCTCGATGTTGTCTACGATGTCTTCGTCCGCGTCTGTCGTACCGCTACGCCAGCCAATCATCGACTTCTTTGCGTAGCTTGCGCCACCGTGCGAGTAGCCGCTATTCAGAAGCATCATCCTCTGACGAGAAGCGACTCGACTCAGCGCCCAGCCTGGCGCGATTGCGCCGATGGCCTTATCTAAAAGATTCATCGCGTCATCTCCTACAGGTCACGAGGCACGCCGCGATAGACGCGGCTTCTGCCCGCGGCCTCAAGCGCCGCAACTTCCTTTCGCCAGTACGCGATCATGTCCATGATCTGGCGAAGACTTGCTCTAGTCAGCGACCGAGTGCCGATCGTGTACGACTGACCGGCGGCAACAGCCTGAGAAGCCTCAAGCCAGAGCTGGAGATTCTTCTTCGCTTCTTCAAGCGTGATCCAAGCCATGCGGCCTCCTAAAAAAGAAAGCCCCCGGAGCCGAAGCGCCGAGGGCATTTTGTGAAAGTCACCTTTCAGTGCGATCATTGTTCAGCCGGAAACCCAAATCGGCATTCCACTAACCACACTAAAAGGTGATATATGAGCGCAAAGAATCGCGAGGAGGCTCTACTTTTCCTGAAGCTGATGGCACCCAAAATTACCCTGGATCCCGTCCCAAAGAATTCCGAAGGCCATCCCAAGGCGTTTGAACGTACCATCGCATTCAACACTCGAAAGCTAAAAGCCGCGCTCCTTGAGATCGAAAAAGAACTCGAAAGGATCGATGAAGAAGAAAGCAACTCACATTGACTTCCCTTCTCCGCCGTATGATGCAATAAGCATCTCCGCGCATGCTTCATAGTCTTTAATTAGATCGTCGAGGCGCTTCCTGCAGTACGTAACAACGTGATGTTCGGTTGCCACCTCGACGATTTCCTTGTGGATGCCGTCCATCGTCTCCAACAGCCGACGCTGTGAAACGCGGACAGGTATCCCCTCTTGCTTTCGGTTCGTCATCTCTTGCTCCTAAAATTCAACCCCACGAGACACCGTTCCTCGGCGTCGTGCCGGGCGCTGTGCCTGTTGCTCGCGCTGATACTGACCAGAGTAGTAGCTATCGAGCATTTCAAAGTTCGGATTCAGCGCTTCCATCGCGGCAGTCGCATAGACCGCGCAGTCCAGAGCCTCATTGCGCTGGCGAAGCTTCACCCAAACGAGCCTCGAGCCGTTCTTGTCTCGGACAACTTCCTGCTTTTCAGCGGTAAGCTGCTTGAAGAAGTCTTCCGTGAATCCCGCGCCCTCATTCGCATCAAAGTGAACGAAGTTCGGACCCGCTTCGGGCACGTCAAGACGATCCATCACCTTGCGCTTGCCGGCATCGACACCGAGCGGGAAAAGCACAGCCTTCTCGGTACCGGCACGCCTCGGCTTACCTACGAAAGGCAATTCCGCGCCGCCTCGCCCCTTGATCGAGAAAACTCTTTGTCGCTCCCTCGACCGCGTGTAGGCGTACACGTTGTTCGTGTACAAACCGTCACCGGAGTCGATAAAGACACAAGAGACAGGCATCTTCACGCCGCTCGAGTGCTTGTACTCAGTCTCGAGCACGCCGTCGAGCATTTCCCACGTCTTGGGGTCATCGGGCAAGCCGTAGAGCACTCGATGACAAATCCCCCAGCACTCGCGATCGCGGCCCCACCCGTAGATGGAGCACTCGAGGCGATTGCGCTGAACGTCAACGCCGGCAGTAAGCATGAGGACTCCTTCCGGCAAGTGCTCGGTCGGATACTCCTCGCGTCGGTCTAGCAGCTGGTCAAAGTCCCCTTCATCGGGATTGATCGCTGTGAAAGGTTCTCCAAGCTTCAAGTTGATGAACTCCCTCAGCTTTTCGCGATTGTTTTCAGCAGTGCACGAAACCCACTCTTCGACCAAGCCGTGAAGCGTGACCCAAGGTGAGTAAAGCGCATTGCACTGATACCCCTTGACAGAATGGCCCGGGTTATGCGCGATCCATCGACCAGTAGACAGCATGTTCAGGTCAGGACGGTACGGGCCGCGAGTCTTCGCGCCGCACTCAGGACAGTACATGGCCGCCGTCATCGGCAGCGCGTTCCCGTCCTCGTCCTTGTCCCACCTGACCAAATCCCACACGAGACGATGCTCATGACCACAGTGCGGACACTTGACGTAAAAATACCGTTGATCCGATTCCTTGAAGGCTTCGTAGATCTTGGACTCTTCCGTCGTGGTAGGCGTCGAGACAAGCACAATCTTTCGACTGGCTTCAAAGTTCGCAGTACGCTGTACCGCAAGCTTGATCGGATCGCCTTCCTTCGTCACGCCGTAGCGGTCAACTTCGTCGCACAGCAGAACACGAATCGGACGAGAAGCCAAACCCGCAGGCGAGTTGGCACCGACTAGTGCCAGATAGCCGCCCGGGTAGTGCTTCATGCGAATCGTCGTCGACGACTTGCGAGAGGTCCCCTTCTCGTCCTTGCCTTCCTCGAGTTTTCCCTTGAGTCCTGGCGAGTAAGCGAACATCGGTGAGATGCGCTCTTTCGAGAAGGCTTCGGCCATTTCAACCGTTGGTTGAAGCATCAGCTGCGGGGAAGGTTCTTGGTCGGCGTAGTAGCCCATGATGCCCAGAAGGGCTTCCGACTTGCCGAGCTGAGAACTGAACATTAAAACAACCTTTTCGGTCTCGCGATCAGTCGCAGCATCCATCGGCTCTTTCAGGTATGGAGTTCTACTGGTGCGCCACTTGCCCGGCTCAGGCGACGTGCCCGGCGGTACGACGCGGAACTCATCCGCCCATTCGCTACCCGTCAGACGTGAGATAGGTCGGCAGATCCGAGCAAACTCGTCACTCCAAATCCCCATCTTTCACCTCTTCGTCGGCAGAGAATTGGCCGCCGTGAATCTTCTCAAGAAGTTCGTTGAACATCTGCTCCAAAACGGCCTCAACGTCACGCTGGCTTCTGTGCTCGAGCAGGCCCGCAAAGCGAGAAGGAGCGGCAAGGCAAAAAGAGCGAAGCCTTTCAGCCGTTGCACGGGCATCCGCTTTCACGTCGGCCACGGCAACGAACTCGCCGCGCATAACCTTCGCCTCCATCTCCTTGATCTCAGCGAGGTACGTTTCCTTCTTCGCGCGAGCTTCATCAAATGACAAAAGGCCTTCGGCTTCTGAAGCTTCCCTTTCTCGTTCTTCTTTTTCACGGGACTTTTCTTCGTCCAGTTGAGCAACAATTTTCAGCGCATCATCGACCGGAATCTTTCCGTCAGTGGTTTTTGGAATGATGTTGCGCTGGCACTGCGAGACCACCCAAGAATGCGAGCGACCAATCATCCTCGCAAACTCTCGAATTCCCGCTGTTTTCAGCGACATACGCTCCTCCAGTAAACACAAACAAAAGCCGAGCGATAAGCCCCTTTTTAGTGGTCAGACCACGTTTTGAAAAATTGCATCTAGACGACCTTCGGGACTCGCGAGACCCGCACGGGGGCAAATCCCCTGGGAGGACCCTTCCTCCTCTGCCCTAGTCATCTTTCTCAGCGCCGCACATGACGACGCTTCATCGTCTCGACGCGGACCTGCGCAAAGGAGATCAGCTCGTCGATCAGGTCATTGATCTCCGCCTCTGACAAATGCTTGCGCAAGTACTTTGCAGGCAAAGTGATTGAGACATCCTTCGGCCCATTGGCTACGGTATATGCCTCATCCATAAACTTCTTGACTTCGGACTTAATCCCCATATCTTCCTCACTGTTGCGGTTGCGGTTGAGCCGGCACCGGCTCCTGGCCCTTGTCATCAGTCACAGCATCGTAGACAGCATTGCCTGCCATCGATCCTGCGAACGATCCGGCAACAGTAGACCAGAAGCCACTGTTGGAAGATGCCGGCACCTGATTCACTGTTTGGGTGATAACTGTTGTGTTCTTCTTCACAACGGTCGTGCGCTTCGGTGCATAGCTCTTCGTAGTAGCGGGACGGGAGAACGAACGTCCACCGCTGAACCCACGACCGCCACGTGCTTCCGCCGCTGTAGAAACGAAAAAGGCGACCGCAATGGCCGCCACAATAGCTTTCTTCATTTTGTCCCTCTAAATTGAAAAGCACCCGAGGTTTCCCCACGCGGGCAGAGTACACTGTTAGTCGCGGAGCGATGCGCCAACACCGCTCCGCACTTCCTCACACTCATATCTAGCTTAAGCATGAAGAAAGAAGACTTATCAAAGCTAGTCAACAAACTGAACTCATCCATGCCGGCTGGGGTTGAATGCCCCATGTGTCACGGACGAGACTTTGAAGTTGTTGACGGCGTTTTCACTAACTCGGTCCAGCAGTCCCTGAACAATTTCCAAATTGGCGGTCCATCTGTTCCGTGCGTCGCGTTTGTTTGTACGCATTGTGGCTTTCTAAGCCAGCACGCAATCGGCGTTCTCGCCCCCGAGATATTGCGTAGCGCGAAAGGCGAGGCTACTCATGAGTAATGGCGTTCTGAGTCTGCCCGGATCAAAGGAAAAGGTCGATGTCGTGTACAAAGCCCCCCGCATGATCTGTGCTTCTGAGCACACCATTAAGCTTTACACCTCAGAAGTTATTGAGGCAGCATCTAAGCGCTTCGGATTCTGTGGCTCGTTAGCGGTATTTCTTTCCGCTTTACCAATGGCAATAAACGCAAACGGCTTTAGTGATTTCATTGGTATTACGTCAGGTACCTGGCACGGCTTATTCGTGGCCATTGCAATAGCTTCTATGGCTTCCTGCATTTGGTTTGCTTGCCAATGGTTCTATCTAAAAAGCAAAGCTGGCCCTGACTATTTGATAGAAAAGCTCGTCGAAAACGACAACCAACAACTTCAACCTTCTTCCGACATTACTGAGTTTGCAAAAACACACCTTTTTTCTGAACTTGAACAGAAACTTACGGAGGCAAACAAGGTATCTCGGAATACACAAAAAAAGAGGCCAACTCTAAACAAAAAACCTCGAAGTTATTTTTTCTCCCGCTAACCTAGCAGATAAAAGAAAAGCGGCATCACCGTGGAGGAGATACCGCTTTCTAGAATTGCTGATGTTTTTCCTAGGCACGGCAACGCGAGCCAAATGACTCGCGTATCGGCGCGGACTAGTACCGGCATTAAACTGATGCCTGAAGTTTACCACGACACAATATGTTGTGCAACATGCGCATCGCCAACAACATATGGTATTCATACTTGCCCTGGCGAATGCCGGCACGTCGGCATGTGATCCACAGGGGCCGACTCGGAGAGGCATACGCTTCTTGAAGAAGTCTCTTCTCTCGAGACTCGAGCATCTTGCTCCATGCCGCCTCAATTTCCATTGCATCCACAACATCAATCTTGATCGGCACCTCCCTCACCCCTTCCGTCTGCTGATAGCCGGCTTCCCGCATGATGCCGAGGATGGAACTCGTGCCTTGCGGCTTTCCCTCTCTCGACCACCTGCTCCAGTTCTCAAGGCGCGCTTCAAGAATTCGGCGTTCCGCTTCATCCATTCGCATGCTCCCTTTCCCATTCCGAACAACATTCTTTGCAACACCAGCGCCTCACAAATTTACCTGCTCTGAGTTCGCTTGCTGTCACTCTCTCAATGACCTTTCCGCAGTTCAAACACAGGCTCACGAGAACCGGACTCGGTCCCTCTCGCTTTCTCTCCTCAATTGCCGCACGCATGATCCACTCATCGCTTCTGGCAGCTCGGTCAGCATCATCCATGCTTCACCTCGTCAATAAAAACTTTTACACCAGGCTCGGGTCCATACGCCTTTCTGGTCCGGCTGTCGATCACCTGCGAGTCGTCCTCAAAAACGATCCCGTTCATGCCGTCAAGAATCGCCTTCTGCACGTTGTCAAGGTCCGGCTTTGAGACGTGATGCTCGACACCTTGCAGAGCCGCTGTGCGGCGTTTCTTAGACCATGACGAGGGCACAGGGAAGATGGCGAGGATGTCCACGCGCACAGCATTCGGCTTTTCGATCTTTCTCTTGCCGATCATGGCTTCCCTTGCTCTTGCCGTAACAAGCGCCTCATATTGACGCGTCTTGGCCGGTGTGAACGTATGCCCAGTGCGCGTGAAGCGCGGGCGTCCTTTGGGGACTGGAGCCCCCTCAATCGTGAAACCAATCATTTTTCCTTTCTCCTCAGTCCGTCGTAATAGCCTTGAATGAAGGCTCCTCTCTTTTGGGGATTAATTCGAGCCGTGAGGCTCTGGTATTTCGCCATCGACTCACCGCGTAGTGCGGCAGATCGTCCGAGGCAATATTCGTCACTTTCTTTCATGCCCCCTCCTTTTTTCATTCATTCCAGTCATCTCCTTCGAATACCCAAGCCACGTACATCGCGAAGAGCAACACCAGGCCAATCAAACACTCAATCGCATCCATTCCTCCTCCTTTCTAGGTCCCCCGTGGGATGATTGAGGTGTGTTCCCCAACACAGTCCATCAACCACCCAATGGGCCACTGTTCCATCCAGATCGCGTCGACGTCGTTTCCTGCGAACATTTCCTTTCTTCCCGCGTCTAGATCCCCTGTCTCTGGATGCGTCCTACGACGCCGTAGTGCTTGTTTCGTGCCGCGTCTCGGCTCGATGCCTTGAAGACCTCGAGGACGAAAGCGCGGTCCTCTCCTGCGCGGATTCTCTTGACTCTGGTCGTGGTGCCGACCGTCTCGACTTGGATTCGATCCCCAGTGACCTCATCCCAGAGCTCTGTAGCCTGCCGATTCCTCGTGTCGATGTCTGAGTAGACGGGGTAGCGGTCGCAGAGTTGGAAGAAGGTGAAGTCCGTGGGCTTTTTGTTGGGTTGATTCATCAGAAGATGTCCTCGGCTTTGTTATTGGCCACTTCGATTCGACGGGATCGGCCCGTGAAGGTGAGCGGGTAGACACTGGCCTTGATGCGGCTCATGACGCGCGGCGTAAGGAGCGCCTTGAGTTCGTCGCGGTCAAGGTTGCTGATGAGGATCGTGGGGCGGCCGTTCTTGATGCGACCATCGATGATCTGGAAAAGGCGCTTTTTCTCATACTCGCTGCCGGACTGGACACCGATCTCGTCGAGGACGAGACAGGTCACCATGGTGAGCTTGGCCATCATCTTCGGAAGGTCGATCACGTTCACGCGGTCGGAGAGGCGGTCAAAGAGATCGGGGATCGTGATGTAGAAGCCGGTCATACCGTCGGCCTGCAGGCGCTTGAGGATCGAGTAAGCCAGATGCGTCTTGCCGGAGCCGTAGTTACCCTGAAAGAAAAGCCCAATAGAGTTGAGCGTCTGCCAGTCGTGCTGTTGAGCTTCATGAGCCTTTTCACGCTCGAGCTCACGCTCCATGAAGCGCCCTGCGAAGCGTCGGCAGACGGCGATGTTTTTGCGTTCCTCGTCGCTTTCGGGGAAATAGGTGTCGAAAGACGCGAACTCATAGTCGAGCGGGAGAGGCGTCGAGAACGTCTGGCGAAGCTCCTTGGCTCGAGTGTCGTTCTCGGACTTCAGGCGGTTGATGAGCTGGGTATGCTCGAGCTCGAGGGCTCGGCACTTCGGGCAGTACGGAGCCTTCCAGGATCCATCCGGCAGGCGATAGGTCTCATAGACCATGTCACCGTGAATGGGGCAAGTAAACGTTTCGGTTTTCGATGCCGGGATGGCTTGCGAAAGTTCAGAAATCTGCTGCATGTTCAAAGTCCGTATCTGCGGTCTTCCTGCCGCTTTTCGCGGAGGACGAATTTGGTTTGAGATTTGGGTTGATCGGAAAACTGCCCTCGGTCACGGAGGACCCATTCGGCCTCAAAGCCCTTCCAGCCTTTTTCGAGCTGATAGACCATTGCCTCCTCAACCGTCATGCCTGCCTTTTTGGCTTCACGGTCAATCGCGTCGACCATGCGCTGTGAGCAGGACTTGCAAAGCTTTCGCTTGAGGGCTTGCCATTCATCCCAGACCCCGTCCGAGACGCCTTCCGGCTTGACAAGCTTCGGCGCGGGACGACGTGCGGGCTTTGACCGCGCTTCCTCTTTTTCTGGTTTCTGGTTACTGGTTATTGGTTCTTGGTTAGGTACCCCAGTGGCTAGCGACTGGGCTGACACTGGGTTGCCACTGGCTTCAAACTGTTCGTCTTCAACGGTTTCGGAAGTCCTCTTCGAGCGGCTTCTGGCGTTCCGGCGGTTCTTTTCGACCGTTGCGGCATAGTCGGCGAGCAGTTTTTCGCACCCTGCGTGGTAGTAGAAGCCGTCTTTTTCCTCAAAACAGAGGGTCAAAACCGACTTCACGGCACCGTCGCTAGCCAGTCGCTCGATTGCCGCGACCCACTGGGTAGCCAGTGGCTTGCCAGTGGATAGATAGCGGTCGAGCAAGTCGATGTAGATGCCCTTCTGCTCAAAGGTCATGTACTTCGTCTCAATGGCAAAGTCGCCGATGTTGTGCGGGTAGTAGTTCATAGGACCTCCGACAGTCGGATCAGAAGTCGCGCGCGGTCTTCTCGCGCATGATGGGAAGGTGGGAGAAGCGCTCGCGCAGGTACATGAAGTAGCCGCGAGAGATGCCGTCCACTTTCCACTCACTGGCGCTTGACGGCGTGACGCCGCAGATACGAGCGACAGCGCTGGTGCCGCCCAGCTCGTCGATGACGCGGGCGCTGAAGGCAGGATCGAGCCTTCTCGGCTTTTTGAGCTTGTTCTCTTGCATATCAGTTCGGGAAGGTGAAAGGATGTTACGGAGCTAGTATACGGTATTCCGTAATTGACAGGCAACACACCCTCAACTATGTTTAAGGTATGCCGAAACCTAGACACGGAGAAAGACTATGAGCACGCTCTCGACACGATTGGCGGAAGCTCTTGAGGCCGCCCAGTTGACCGCCCCTTACAAGAACAAGGCCGGCCTCGCAAAGCACTGCGGTCTGAGTCCGTCATCCATGACGGACTGGTTCTCGGGAAAGACGAAGGCAATCAACTACAAGCACGCCCTACGCGCAGCCGAGTACCTCGGCGTCAATGCGTCCTGGCTCGCTGAAGGCATCGGCGCCATGCGCTCGACCTCGGTACAGGTCTATGAGGACACTGGCGAAGGCGCGGCGCTCCCAGACCCTAACTACATCGTGATCCCTCAGTACCATGTGCAAGCATCTGCTGGCCCCGGAAACGAAAACCCCGTCTTTGAAGAAGTTGACGGCAAGGAATGCGGCTTCATCAAGCCCCGCTCGTGGTTTCAGCTTCACCAGATCAACCCCGAGAACTGCAAGACCTTCGAGGTCCACGGCGACAGCATGGAGCCCTACCTGTGGGACGGCGACAAGATCCTTGTGGACTGCACGCCGACCGACATCATCAGCGGCAAGGTCTACGTATTCATGATTCACGGCAAGATGAGGGTCAAGGTCCTGCGCTCCCTCATCAATGGACTGCTCATCCAGTCGCTCAATCCGGAGGTGCCCGACGAGACGATTTCCGGCGCCGACATGCAGACATTCCACCTCATCGGCCGCGTCCGCGACCGCTCCGGCGGTAGCTGGCTCTAACGCCCATACCACCTTCCACCGTCCTATAGCCCGCCTTGCGCGGGCTTTTTTACGTTTCTTTGATTTCGGTTAAGTGCATTGCGGGATACCGAAACTTTTGCTTGCGGGAGCATTACGGTTTGTCGTAATATAAGGACTACGGAAAACACAAACGATTTTCCGATTTTCTGCAAGAGAACACCATGACCTTCGACGACTTCCGCACCTGCATCGACGCCCGCATCTCCAGCGCATACGGCCTTGATGAAGCCGACCTCTACCTCATCACCGAAGAGCTCCAGAAGCTCGACATCAGGGGCGTGCGCGAGCTCATCCGCGACATCACCAAGCGCGATCCCTTCGCCGCTACGTGCCTTCTGAACGATCTGGCGGACTTCTTCGTCATCACGTCCCGCTCCTTCACCGCCTCGCCGGACAACGTCTTTGCGAGCGAAATGAGGGTCGAGACAGGCGCGATGGAGTATGCGATCGCGATCCAGATCTACCGCCTTCTCAGGGATGAGAGGGAATGAAGGCCGCCGAGTTCGATCAAGTGCTGGCCATCCGCCTTCACCGCCTCGGCCGCGACGCATGCCTCGTCCACGACGTGCTGGTCGCCGCAATGGCGGACTTCACGGCCGCACAGGAGCTCACGTTCTACATGCTCACGACGCCCTCAATCAGGGCACAAAGGACGATCACTCAGAAGTACTCGCAGGTCGCCCGCAACGTCAACCAGATTCTCCAGTCTCTCTAGGAGTCAACCATGTCCAAGCTCGCCAACTTCTTCTTCGCTTCGACGCCCAGCGCCGACCCGCGCACGCTCACGGATGAAGACACGATCGAGTTCGGCGTCAACCTGTTCTTCGGCGCGATGCTCGCCATCCCGGCCATTGCCGTACTGGTTCTCACGATTCTTAAGTGAACGAATTCTCCGCCTGTTGTTCAGGCGATCTATTCAAGCGCTGTTGCGGGCACCTGCAAAGAGCAACACGTGAGAGCGCTTGAATAGACGCAACCTCTCCACAAATGGCCTAACCCGCTGGCTGTGAGGAGCAAAGGGAGGAAGGGTCCCGGACCGCTAAGACCTCGGCACGGCAGCCGGGCGAGTGCGAGCGAGCTACGACGACCTGCATGTAGCTAGCACGGGATGGCACAGCCGCCCGCGTAGGGGCCTCCGGGGTACGGATCGCAAGATCAAGCAGCCGGCAGGAGCACACCCGAGTCTCGTGTGAAAGCCGATCGAAGCGTCTTTACCAAGGACGCTTCGATGGGCTTTCACGTACAATTGCTGACATCTCACTTTGCCAAGGATAAATTTGCATGCCTATCCGTTTCCAACCGGCAATCGGGCAAATCTTGATCTGCGATTTCCCGAAAGACTTCGAAAAGCCAGAAATGGTCAAGCGACGCCCCGTGGTGTGCATTTCGCCAAAGGACCGCAATCGCTTCGGATATGCCACGCTCGTACCCTTGAGCACAACAGAGCCGATGGTAAAACGCTCTTACAACGTTGAAATCAATCTTTGTGCACCTATTTCTCCTGCGTACCCTAGCTTGAAGTGTTGGGCTAAGTGCGACATGCTTTACACACTGAGCTACAAGCGCCTTTCACTCCCCCTCCTGTGTAAAGATGGTGGGGATGGTAAGCGCGAATACAACTATCTAACTTTGCCCGCTGGCACCATGTGCGAAATCTTCACGGGAGTTCTCGCAGGATACGGCGTCACGGGTTCAGTAAAAGTTGAAAACGGCACCTTCCAGGTATTTGACTTTAGGGACGTTCTGTGTTAGTTTCAGAAGTGGCACAGTTCGGTTCGCCGAACTCGTTTAAAGTCCTTTCCTATGGAAGGCCTCTACGGAACCGAGATTGCAATCGACCGTAGCGACATTCAGCCCCGTCGGTGAAAACTGACGGGGCTTTGCTTTTCCTGCCCTCGGCACCACGCCGGGGGCTTTTTTATTGCCTCAAGAAAGCCGATCCAAGCGCCCTTGCCCGTTCCTCACTTGACACAGCCATGCGGGTGAGAGTGCTTGGATCAGCTATCTGACCTGGAGTCAACCATGATCACCATTCTCGAGTTGAGGTACTTCGCATGAGCAACGGCTTCTATTTCGGCATGGGCGGCGTCCCGTCAGTGTACGACGAGTATCCGGACGAGCAGCCGATCCTCATTGAAGCTCGATCTCGACACGCTTACAGCTGGAGGCGAGCTCGTCACGATCGAAGAGTTCACCGAAGCAGCCAACGACGCGGGGCTCGACAAGGACATCATGGAGGACTGCCTCGAGGAGCTTCGCGTGCTCTGGCAGGAGCGCGAGGAGGAGGAAGCAGCATGAGCTTCTCCGACCCTGTCCACATCATTGACCACATTCCAAGGGACTTCGACATGAAACGCAAGACACCAAAGCGACCGCTCGAACAGCGTAAGAAAGCAAAGCAGGCTCGGCAGAACGTCGAGCCTTTTTCATGTGAACAACCATCGCTGGTCTGGAAGGTCGTTGTTCTCGTAGGAGCGCTCGCAATTGTTGCGGCAGCGATCTTTCAAGGAGTTTTGAATGGCAGCAATTAAGACTGCAGAGATGGAACGCGATGCCTGGCTACAAGAACGTAGCAAGGGCATCGGCGGTTCAGACGTTGCAACCGTCCTCGGCCTCAACCCTTACAAGACGCCGCTGAGCTTGTGGGAAGAGAAGACCGGCAAGACCAAAGGCTCACCGGCAGGGGAAGCTGCCTACTGGGGAACCACGCTTGAAGACGTGGTTGCGAAAGAGTTCAGCAAGCGCACTGGCATGAAGATTCAGCGCGTGAACTTCCTTCTTTCGACCGGCGAAGACGGGTGGATGCGCGGCAACATCGACCGAGCAATCGTCAACGAACAGATTGCCAAAACGGTCCGTGTCAACAAGCCCGCGAAGGCAGCCGAAGCCGGCCTCATGCTTTCGACGGACGTCGGCCTCGAGTGCAAGACCGCCAACGCCTTCATGGCTGACAAGTGGGGACCTTCGCAGGAAGATGAGATCGTGTCCGGCAAGGTCGTCACCGATCACCAGATTCCGCTCTACTACGAAACGCAGATTCAGTGGTACATGGCGGTGACGGGCATCAAGAAGTTCTATGTCGCTGTTCTCATCGGCGGTCAGGACTTCCGAATGTACGAAGTGCAGCGCGATGAGGACGTGATCAAAGCCATCGTCGAAAAGTGCCGCGCCTTCTGGTTCGAGAAGGTCCTTGCTGACGTCGCCCCCGACCCCATCAACGTCGACGACATCAAGAAGCTCTATTCCCGAGACAACGGCGAGTTGAAAGAAGCCAGTAACGACGAAGCTGCCGACATCGGCGAGCTCCGAACGATCAAAGAGCAGATCAAAGAGCTTCAGGAGCAATAGAAGGCCGTCGCCTCTCGCGTGATCCTCGCCATCGGTGAAAAGACAGGCCTCACGATCGGCGGTCAAAAGGCCGTCACGTTCAAGGCGCAGAACAGCTCTCGCTTCTCCTCCACCGCATTCAAGAAAGAACACCCTGACCTGTACGCAGATTTCGTACAGACCACCTCCACCCGAATCCTTCGACTCGCTTAAAAAGGAAACTCATGTCAACTACTGACGTTCTCAAATCGCAGGTTGCTCCTGCCGCCGCACAGACTGCTGTCGTCCAAGCCGCAAAGAATCCGACGACGCTTCTCGGAATGATCCGACAGCCGAACTTCCAGAAGCAGATGGCACTCGCCATGCCCAAGAGCATGACGCCCGATCGTCTGACGCGCATCGTGATGACCGAGTGCAGGAAGACCCCAGCGCTTCTCAAGTGCGCACCTGAATCCTTCTACGGCGCCGTCCTCCAGTGCGCTGCCCTTGGCCTTGAGCCCGGCTCCGCGCTCGGGCATTGCTACCTACTCCCCTTCGGCAACGGAAAGGACAAACAAGGCCGTCCGAACGCGCAGTTGATTATCGGCTACCGAGGAATGATCGACCTCGCACGTCGTTCAGGCCAAATCATAAGCCTGCAAGCCTACTGCGTGCACGAACAGGACACCTTCAACTACAAGCTCGGCCTTGACCCGGACATCGAGCACATTCCTGCGTCGGTTGCGGATCGAGGAAAGGTCACTCACGTCTATGCTGTCGCCAAACTCAAAGGCGATGGCGTCCAGTTCGAAGTGATGAGCCGCGCAGAGATCGAGAAGGTCCGCACCTCCTCGAAGGCTGGCAACTCCGGCCCGTGGTCCTCCCACTGGGAGGAGATGGCCAAGAAGACCGTCATCCGCCGCCTGTTCAAGTACCTGCCGGTGAGCATCGAGGCCGTCCGCGCCGTCGAGATCGACGAGAAGACTGACCGAGGCGAGGCAACGACGGACCAGGACTTCCTCGATGCAGAGTTCATCGAGAAAGGCGACGTGAACGACGCCGAGTACATCGACGACGCAGTCAACGAAAACAATTAACCCACCATCTCAACAAGGAGAAAATCATGCTTAAAGCCAAATCCTCTGAAATCATCCAGTCCGCTCTGTTCGACATCAACAATCAGTATGACAACCAGATCGATGACATCGACACTTCTCTCCTCGTCGAATCGGCTCTCTTGATCGCCTTCGAAAGCCACAAAAGCGAACACAAGGAAGTCCTCCAGAATATCGCCCACTCCGTCTGCAACTACGCACTCACAATCGAGCGAGCCAAAATCGAAAGCAACGAAATCAGTGCTCTGATGTTTGCTTATGACGACACTGAAGAAACCGCTGAAGAAAGCGAGGAAACCGTCGACCAACCCGTCGCTGAAACGGTGCCCGCCGAACAGACGCCTGCGTTTGATCTAGCAGCATTGAAAAAGATCGCCGGCACCTCCATGACAGTTGAAGACAACGGCGACATTCGCCTCAGCTTCAAGCGCCAGTAACATCATCTTCTCCTGCCCGCTTCACTAGCGGGCGGTAGAACCTTCAAAGGACAAAATAGCTTGACAAATGAAAGCGAGGTCAACGTCATCAGCGTCAGCGGTGGCAAAGACTCAACGGCAATGCTCTTGCTTGCCATAGAACGCGGGACGGAGAACATCCGCCCCGTTTTTTGTGACACAGGCAACGAACACCCTCTGACATATGACTACGTCCGCTATCTTGCCGACGCGGTCGGCATCGAGATCGAATGGGTAAAAGCCGACTTCTCCACCGACATCGAGCGCAAGCGAATCACGGTGAAAACGAAGTGGAGGGAAGAAGGCATCTCAGAGAAGAAGATCGCTGAGGCGCTCTCTGTTCTTCATCCAACCGGCAACCCCTTCCTCGACATGATCGTATGCAAGGGGCGCTTCCCTTCGACTAGGATGCGCTTCTGTTCGATCGAGCTGAAGGCGAACGTCCTAAAAAATCAGGTTCAGCTCCCTCTCCTTCGAGACGGGGTCGACGTCGTCTCGTGGCAGGGCATCCGCCACGACGAGAGCAAAGCCAGATCATGCGCTGTGGAGCGTGACTTCGCCATGAAGGACGAAGCCACAGGAGCGGAGATGTGGAACTACCGACCGATCCTCGACTGGACGGCTGAAGACTGCTTCGACATGATGCGCCGCCACGGGATCGACCCAAACCCGCTCTACAAGATGGGCATGGGGCGTGTCGGCTGCATGCCATGCGTCAATTGCCGAAAGGCAGAGCTGAGGGAGATCGCGAACCGCTTCCCTGCTGAGATCAACCGCATCGAAGAGTGGGAGCGCGTCGGCCGGATGGCCGGCAAGCATTCGTCCGGCACGTTCTTCCCGGAAGCCACCGGAAACGGATCAGGCATCCGAGCTACTGTTGAGTGGTCTAGAACGGCACGCGGCGGGAAGCAGCTCGACATCTTCGCGGACGGCGAGCATGAGCTGACCACGTGTTCGTCAAAGTACGGCCTCTGTGAATGAGGCAAAGGACAAGCTATGAAATACAGGATAAAAGATCATGAGCTTCAGCGGAAGCTCGACGAGGCTACCGATGGGGAGTTCTCCCGACGGCTTCAAAACGACCGTGAGCGTATGGACGGAATGATCCTCATCGGCTGCATGGGCATGATAGAGGATAGAAGACGACATAACCACACCAAGCTCCAGAGGATGACGCTTTGCTTCGCAACGGACGAGATCGAAGAAGTCGCAGAGTACGACCCGCGTGCTTGGAACGACTACTCAAAGGTGAACCCGCCGGAGGGTGTGCTCATGCGTGTGGAGTGTCACGATGGTAGTAAGGCATGCGCTCAATTACGTTTTTTTGAGCGTGAGGGCTTTTGTAGGCCTGAGGGCCTATGGTGCGATATCGACGGAACGCCTTGGCCGATTGCAGATAGCGACGCCGTCGACCGCTTCCGCCCGTGGGATGAGGATGACGAAGCATGACGCAATGGAAATACTTCCCGGACACGACGCCGCCGCGCGGCTTGCCGCTCAGGCTCGAAGTCAAAGAAAAGGATCAAAACACTGGCACACCGGAACCGTACTACGGCAAGACGCTTTTTCAGGGGTTTGCGGTTTTCGACGGGCACGACTTCATCCCGTTCGGCTCGTTCCACCGGCTGCCTATTTTTTGGGACGGCCGGCTAAACGCCTTTGGGCATAAGGATGTGACCGCTAGATACGCCCTGTGGGAGGACGAGGAATGAAGAACGAAAAAGCGCATCAACGCCGTGCACTCTTCGCGATGGAAGCCATAGCTGTATGCGCAACGTCGTGTCGAAAGGAATGGAAAGGCAAAACTCCTCCGACCATGGAGGAAGTCGACGAAGCCATCCGTAGATTGTCCTACTGCGTCGGGACGCTGAAGGACTATCGCTCGATCCGCATTCAGATGGAAAAGGAGAAAGAGGAGGAGGAATGAAAACGAATCGGTTTGAACTGAAAGACTTTCGTCTTAATGAGATTCTCTCAATGCTCACTACGTACAACGGTCCGAGCCTGTCGGAAGAACTCAATAGAGTTTGGACTGGCGAAGCGAGGACCGTCAAATTCGGCAATCGCTTTTCTGTCGATCTCACCCCCGAAGACGTCAAGGAAAACCCGGAGTTTCGTCCGAACGAATGGAACCCAACGAAGTCTTGGAACATCCCTAAAAACGTCGAGCTGATGTTTTCGATTCAGGAAAAAGAATCAGGGAAAGAAATCGCACGCTTGCGTGGCCACTTCGACGGTGAGAATTTTAGAAGACCAAGCGGAGAGCCCATGTACGCATTTTGCCGTGGATTTCATGCAACGAAGTACAAATCGCTCATCAAGTGTTGGCCTGATGATCAAAAAAGCGAGTGGATCTCTGGGGACTTTTTAGCTCGAGTGGCTGAATTTGATCGTC